AGCCTCGCATCGCTCGACGCCCCGCCAGCGGGGGGCCACGCCGGAAGTTCCCGGTCCCACCGGAGGCACTTTCGGAAACCCGGCTTGGATGCCGGGTTTCCTTGTTTTTCCAATGGTTTCCGCATGGTTTGCAATTCACTCCAAATCACTCCAAATCACTGTAATTACCGGAAGAGTGTGGGCAAAATGTGGGCACGGAATCATTGACTCGTCGGTGGGCCTCTGGAATCCAGTGGTGAATCTGAATTAAGAGATGGTTTCAGGGAATCAGGAAAAGGAAGCGGCCCCGCCATGCCTATAATGAAGACACGCGATCAGGATTTGCGGAAAATACATGAAGCACGTAAATTTATCAGATTATCCAAATGGTGGAGAGTTAACCAAGGATAGCAAGGGGTTGTCGGCATGGCTGAGTTGGTGTGGAAGCAAGCGCGCGACAATGCGAAAACAGTGTTGGATGAAAACTGGGATCAGCAGCTTCCAGTGAATATAGAACAGATATGCAGGGCGTGCGGCGTCATAACCTACAGGCGTGTCATGCCGGACGATTTATCCGGCATGATCGTGAAGCGAGCCACGGAGAAGAACGCGAGGGCTTTCATCGACAGTGATGAGCCTGCTGTGCGCCGTCGATTCACGCTCGCTCATGAACTCGGGCATTTTATAGAGCGTACCGTCCTGGCTAAAGACAATGAATATGGATTCAGGGAAGTTCGTATGGGTGGTCGCAGGGAGAACGATTACTTCCCGCACGAGTTCTTCGCCGACGAGTTCGCAGGCGCGATTCTCATGCCTGAGACGAAGGTCAGGGAGTTCAAATCCGAAGGGAAGAGCGTGCAGGAGATGGCGCGTCTGTTCGACGTGTCCGTTAGTGCCATGAAAATGCGTTTAGATAATTTGCGTAGGCAGTAGGTTGCGGATGCGCGGGGAAGTGGACGATTCCGATTATGCCGATAGGCAATATGATTTCAGTAAGAGTGACATACGGCTTCCTTCGGATTTGGACGAGCAGGCGAAGGGTTTGCAGAATGAGCGTGATCCACTTGCGTCGGAGTCCGATGTGTCCCGGTCGAAGGATCCGGATGAGCTGGGGCGTCTGATCTCAAAGGTGCTGCGTTTCCACCCGTTTATGAGATTGTTCAACGTTTGTGCCACTTCCATGTATCTTGACAAGGCAAGGGGTGAGCGTATGCGGCTTTTCTCTGAAAGTCATCCCAGGTTCAGAAGAGTGTGCATGATTGGCGAGTTCGTGTTTACCGCGCTGCTTGCTCTCCTGATTCTCTGGGCTATCGGTCTCACTGTCATGAAGTTTTTCGGGGTTAATCTCACGTGGCCGATTGTGCTGTCGGTTCCATGCGTCGGCCGCTAGGTTTACCAGATCATTGGCAGTCCGAGGCATTGGCGCGCCCATCGTTCCACGGCACGGTTCTCCTCGTCGTCGCCAAGCAGGAGCAGGAAGCCCGCGTTCTTGCCGAGCGAAGCGGGTTCCAGCTTCTTGATCACGCCACGCTCCTGGAGGAACAGCCAAGCGTTGCTTATGTTCGTCTTGACTGTGTTCTCGCGCTTCTTCATCTCCTTATCGGCATTCTCGCCCATGGACTGCTCCGGCGTGAGCAGGATCATGCCGTATGCGTCTGCGATGGCACGCCAGCCGAGCGTGTAGTAGCGGCATGGCGCGTTGACCTTGCGCAGCTTCTCGGGCGGCTGGTTGCGTTCACGGTCCCAGTCGTAGGTCATGGAGCACATGAAGGAGATTGCGAGTTGCGCAGTGGTATAGCAGGTCAGGTTGTCTCCGCGCTTCTTGGCGAGGCGTCCGGTGCGGTTTAGGTCGTAAAGGGCTTGCGTGTTCTGGTATCCCATGTCTTCCATGTCTTTCCCTCCATGCTTTGCCTTAGAATGGTGCATGGAGAATCTAGCTGGTTTTCCGTCGCCCCGATTTGCTCTGGTCAGCGTCGGGGCTTTTTCGTTTATAACTGCATTGTAATTGCACTCGAAAGTAAAAGTCAAATTGCACAGCGAGTAAAATTGCAAAAGAGAAAGTAGAGACGTTTGGTGCAATCGCAATTGCACATATATAAGACTCTACAAGTTTTAACATTCTTTTTATAAGGCAGCAATACAAAAAAGCCCCACATTTGTGGGGGCTTCAAACTATTCGCTTATTTGAGATCCGCATCCCCGCCTGCCGGGCAATGCGCCATCTCCTCTCCATCGACGGTAAGAGCCAATGTCCAAGTGAGGTTCCCTTCCTCCTGATGAATCATCGTGTCTGGAATATTGGTCTCGAATGTGGACTGGTCGTCTGACGTGGTCCAACCAGGGTACGTGTTGCTCTCGTTGGTTTTTAGGTTCGTTATCTCACGCTTTGTCCCTTCTGTAGATAGATAATCAGCAAGGTTTATCTGGTACCAGGTGCCGTCGTCTCCGGGATTCTTGATGAGGAACGTGTAAGCGTAAAACTGCGAGGCCGCCAAATCCTTGACTTTATCGTAACCGTCAATCGAGATTCCAAGGTATTGTCCTGTGGTTTCCAATCTGGCGGACGGCATCAATTCAGAATCGCCATCGCATGAGCCGGACAGTCCGCTTGCGATTGGCGTTCCGTCTTCTCCGTCATCAGAGTCACCGCTTGCATATTCCTGCGAGTCCGTCTGATTGTCTGAATTCGTTGCCTGTTCTTCGTTGGCTGTGTCGTTCTCGCCGCACGCCACCATTGTCATCGTCAGCATTGCGGCCAGCGTTGCAGCTATCGTCTTCTTCATATATAAACTTTCCCCTCTCCAAGTTGTAGAATATTACGCACATTCTACGCCGGCGTGATGGTTCGCCGGTAATCATCCAACACCTGCGTGGTCACGTTGAGTTCGTCCGCGATCTGCCATTCGTACTCGTACATGCGTTCGAGCAGTGCGAGCTCGGCAGGGTTGACCAATAGGAGTGCCGTCTGTGTGCGGCAGCGGCGTTCCTGCTTCGAACGATCGTTCGCACAACCATCGTCACCATGCCGCCAGTGCAACAGCTCGTGAACGAGCGTGCACCGTTTCGCCGCGTAAGTGAGCCTGCGGTCAATCAAGATGACATGATTCTCGGCGTCGTAGCAGCCCCATAGTCCGTCCGGCAGGATGGCGCTGGATACAGTGACCGGCAGGCCGGTGATCGCGCGGCGCATGGCCCCGTAGGTCATGCGCCGGTCGATCGGCAGGTCAGGCAGGCTCGTCGTAATCCGGACCAGCCTCTCCATTGATGGCCTCCTGCTTGCCAGTGGCGTCATAGGCGGCAAGACCGTAACCGCCTGCCTGCGCTTTCCTTTCGGTGGCTTCGACCGCATGGCGCTGAGAGTTCATCACGATATCGCCAGGGGAGATTCCTGTCACTTGGCTGATGCGTTCCAGATCTCCGATATTCAGTGGTCGGCTGAGGTTCGCGTGCTTGTACCAGTAGTCGCGGCTGAAGCCGCAGGCCTTGGCGAAATCGGCGACGGTCATACCGCTGGCTTTTTGGAGTCTGATGCACTCGCGCATGATCTGTGATGCGAGCGGTGTCATTTCGTTTGCTTTGCTTCCCATGTCTCCAGTATAGCCAATTAAATACCAACTTGTGCGCGAACTGTGAAGATGTATACAATTGAAGACATGAATGTAGTTAATTAAATACACTATGAAGTGTCGAAAGGAAAAACGAGATGTTGAGCACCAAGAAGACCAAGGCCCCCGACCACTACCCGTGCGGCCGCATGCGCGGCCCCGGCTGGCACGACTGGCGCGCATGCCTCACCCACCAAGGCATCGAGGAGACTGAATGGCCGGTCTGATAGACACGTCAAGCAGGAACCTTGCCGCTGAACTGGTCAGACACCGCAAGACGCGCGGAGACTTGGCGAAAGTGTGGGGTTGTGCGCTCAGCACCGTCGATAAGCGGCTTGACGGTAGCATTCCGCTGACAATCAAGGAAATCGAAGAAGCAGCTCCGGTGTTCGATATGAACTCCACGCAACTCATCATGCTCCTCATCCAGCCAATCGACAGCATCAAACAATTCAAAGCCTGAAAGCACAGCCCAAGGAGCATCCGATGGACAGCAAGACCTACAACAAAGACCTGCGCAAGGCCTGCGTGGAAGCCGTCTTCGACGAATTTGCCGAACATGGTGACATGATCCGCCCGCAATACGCGGAACAGTGGGATGAAATCGACGCGAACCGGTCCTTTGGCCACATCACCGGACCGATGGACATCGACGTGCCCGACCTCGTGGACGGCATCATCGACACGATCGTCAAGGAAGCGCATAAATGACCAGCCAACTACTCGACCCGCCAAAACCACCGATCATCATCCCCTACGGCGACACCCCATATGCCCTGCGACTCACACCGGACGGAGGCACCGAACTCATACAACTCGACGCCACCGGCCACACCACGCTCGCCACACTCAAACCATCGCAGGCAGAAACGTTCGCCTACCACATCTACGACGCCATAGGATCCACAAGATGAACAGGAAAACCCGCAAACCGAACTACACGCTCCGCCGCATCAAGACACTGATCGCCATCATCGCCTGCACCGCATCGGCGACCATGCTGGTCACGTGGCGGACGGCGGACTCGCAGACCGCCACCATCCTCGCCGGCATCATCTACCTGCTGACCGGCCTATGGCTGACCATACGGTTCGCCCCACGCGACTAAGACTTCCCGCCAGCCGACAGTCCAACAAAACAAACCAATTAGGGACGTTTTTCGCGGACATCCACGTTCACCATGTCGGCTGGCGGGAACCATAACTGAATATCGACAAACAACAAATCCGCCACGGCGTTTACATACACCATTCTGTCGTGGCTTCGGCTGGGCGACGGTTCGCACGTCCATGGATTCCAATCCTCTTCTCTCTCTATCAAAAACGCAGGCATTCCGGTGTCTGCAAACCCTTTCAAGTCCGCCTGACGGCTTCCATCGCCGTCGGCCACGCCACCGACCGCGAACACGTTCAGGTCGTTGTTCCAACAGTCAAAGGGGCGTTCGGAATCCAAGGACGGCATCGGTTCGACTCCGATGCCAGCCACTCAGCCCCATCCACTCGTCAGGACGGGGCACACAACGTCAAACAAGCAAAGGAAAAAGGCAATGAGCAGCAAGAAAAGCAGGACGCTGAGATTCACACTCTCGGCCGAATGCATCGGAAATGAGAACGACACCCACTCGACCATCGGCACATTCATCATGCCGCTAGGCGCATCCGAAGACCAGATGTACAGCGTCAACCTGCCCGGCAACAGACTCGGCGAGGCCACCGCGCTTGCCGCACGAATCGCATGTCAGTCCCTCGACATTGCGCTCAAACGTCACCTCGAACGCGGCGGCGGCAGCGACACCCCGGAAATGCTCACCGGCCTCCACATCGACCCGATGGGCGACATTCAGGACGCCCGGCCATGACAGACCTGCTCACGCCAGCCGAACTGGCCGTCATGCTCAGCAAGAGCGTGCGCACACTCGCCAACTGGCGCAGCAATGGCAGGGGGCCGAAGTACCTGAAGCTCGGCCCTGAACCACCAGCCGGCAAGCAGGACAGACGCCCGGTGCTTTACGAGCGTGACGTGGCCGAGCGTTGGGCCACAGCACACCAGTACACGAGGACGGTGGCCAGATGAAAAACGGCACGTTCGTCCAAGCGGCACGGGTCCAAAGCAGTCCAGACGTCAAAAGCGATGGGAAAGCACGCTTCGACACCGGCAAACCGACCCTCACCCAGCAGGACATCGACGTGGACGGGTTCATCCGCGAAAACCACGCGCTCATCGAAAGACTCAGGAAAGGAACACGTTGAAACACGAATACACAGCCGACGAGCTCGCCGAACTGAAGAAAATCTACGACGAGTCAGGCGAAGCAGGACTCGACATCACGGAAATGCGGGCGTTACGCAAGGCCGGACTCCTCACGCAGGGCCTACCGGCGAAACCGGAAGCACCGTCGAAACGAGAACTCATCCTCGCGCACTGCAAAAAACGCATCGACCAAGGCCAACCGTTCGACGGCAAGGAAACCGCCGAAGCGCTCAACCTAAGCCAGAAAACAGTCGGCAACATTCTCAGCCAGCTCCGCAAGGAAGGCCTATTGCCGGCCTACGACAAGCGTTCACCACGCAAAATCACCACAAGCGGAAAGAAGAAGGAGACCATCGTGACCGTCGCATCGAAACCAGCCGCCAACAAGGAGGAACCAATGAGCCAGACAACCACCGCCAGCAATGAGACGACGGCACCGGAAAAACAGTGCGAGAACCCACACGCCATCATCTCCAATGCATTGACCGGCATTTTCGACGCCATCAGCGCATTGCAACGGACCGCGTTCCAATCCAACGACAAAGTGGTCTACGGATTCGCCACCAAGCTGCTGAACGGCGAATTGATGGACTTGAAAGCCAACTACTCGAAGGACACGGCGAAATGAGACTCGATTTCAACAGCAAGGATGGCGTTTTCACCGTCAAGTCCGAAAACGAAGAGGAAAAAGCCCAGCTCAAAACGTCGGCGGTCGCCATCTGCAATCTCATTATCGATTTTTTCGACGGTGAAGTCCAAGAAATGAAGGCGGCGAAGGAATGAAACGCATCACACTCAAGGACACGGACCGCTATCAGATCGAGCGTTTCAAGCAGGGCAAGCAGGCCGAACGGCATCTTGCCTGGCTGAAAAGCCGCAAGGCGGGTGTGGGCGGCTCGGACATGAGCACGATTCTCGGCCTGAATTCCTTCAAGACGCCTTACGATCTGTGGCTTGAGAAGACCGGCCGCGTGGAGCCAGAGGACATCTCCGACAAGTGGGCAATCGTCAAGGGCAATGCCTTGGAAAACGAGCTCAGGAAGCGTTTCCGCTCGAATCATCCGGAAATGCTCGTCACGGACGGTACAGACAAGCAATTCATCAGCCGCGAAAAGCCCTATCTGCGCGCTTCCCTTGACGGCATCCTGCAAAGGGAGGACGGAAGCTTTGGAATCCTCGAAATCAAGACTGCGAGCAGCCGTCGAGCGGGGGACTGGCATGACGAGGACGGCAACCTCCGAATTCCACCTTACTATCTCGCTCAAGTCGAGTTCTATACGCTCGTCACCGGCTGGACGTGGGGCTACGTGTACGCGGCCATCGGAGACGACGAGCCGGTGGAGATACCGTTCCAGGCCGACCAAGAGGATATGGCCGCGATCGACAAGGCCGCAGCCGACTTCTGGCATTTCGTCACCACCGGCACTCCACCGCAGTTGACCGGCGACGACGTGCAGAAGGCGTGGCCGGAACCCACACCGGACATCGTGGACGAAAGCGACGATGACGACCTCTACGACCTGCTCGCAAGATACGAGAGCGCCACCGGAATGCTGAATGACATGAAGGCCACTCAGAAGGAATTGCAGGAGCAGATCATCCTGCGCATCGGCTCGCATACGGGCGTGCGCTGCGGCAACCTCCAAGCCACCTACAAGCCGACGACCCGCAAGGAATACGTCGTCAAAGCCACCACATACCGCAAATTCGCATTCAAAGCCACCGAAGAAAAGGAGAGGTAAATCATGGGAGCAATCGCACAGCAGGCGCAGGGACAGCAGTTGCAGCCGCTCAATCCGAAAGGCAAGCTCAAGCAGCTTGTGGAGCATTCATGGCCGCAGATCGCACGTGTCATCGGAGGCAACCTCGACAGCGAGGCATTGTTGCAGATGTGCATCAGCAGCATCAACCGCACCCCCGCATTGGCGGACTGCACGCCGGTCAGCGTCCTTTCCTGCTTCATGCAGTGCGCCGCCCTGGGCTTGCGCCCGTCCGACGTTGACGGCTTGGGACAGGCATACATCCTGCCATACGGCAACAAGAACTATGCCACGGGGGAGAAGCAGGCCACCTTCGTCATCGGCTACAAGGGCATGCTGAAACTGTTGGAGAACAGCGGCATCTACGCGCAGCCGAGAGCCGTCTACGAGGATGACAACATCAAGCTCAAGCTTGACGAAAATGGCGTGCCGACCATCGAATGCCCGGACGAGGTGAACGTGGACGCCGACCACAGCGAGGACAAGCTGAAATTCGTGTACCTCTCTGTCCAGCTGCCGAATGGCGGACGCTACGCCGACTACATGTCGAAACGCGACCTGCTCGAATACCGCGAGAAGTACGCGCCACGCAATCGCAGCCGTCAGATCACCGGACCGTGGGTGAAGAATTTCGTGGAGATGGCGAAGAAGACCATCATCCGTCGCAGTTTCAAATATCTGCCGGTCAACATCGAGGCGAAGAAGGCCGCGAGCGTGGACGAGACCACACCGGATTACAGCGACGTGTTCCAGCCGGTAATCACCGATTCGACTGATGACGTGACTGCCGAGGTCATGGACACCGAAGCCGACTCCGAGCAGCAGGCCGATGCGAAGGACGGTGAGTGATGGCGGGGGAGACCGTTATCACGATCGTCGGCAATCTGACCGCCGACCCTGAGATTCGCACTTTGAGCAATGGCGGCACGGTGGCGAACTTCACCATCGCGTCCACGCCACGCGTATACAACAGCCAGGCCAACCAGTGGGAGGACGGTCAGGCGCTGTTCCTCCGCTGCTCGGCCTGGCGTGACCTCGCCTCGCATTGCGCCCAGACGCTCCGCAAGGGCATGCGCGTCATCGCCCAGGGCAGGCTGCAGCAGCGTTCCTATCAGGCGCAGGACGGTTCCAACCGCACGGTCATCGAATTGCAGGTGGACGAGATCGGCCCGTCGCTCAAGTATGCGACGGCTCAGGTGCAGAAGATGCAGTCAGGCTCATACCAGGGCGGCAACGCCAATGGCGGCTATCAGCAGCCGCAGCAGCCCCAGCAGCAGTCGCAGGCTCCGGCCGATAATCCGTGGGGCGCTCCGGCTGGAGAGCCTGACTTCTGATGATGCGTGAGTGGATTGAGCCGCCGGACGTGCTGCCGGTATGTCCCAAACATGGGTGCGCGCTGTATCCGGCGCGCCCCATACCATGCCCCGAATGTGAGGCCGAAAGCGAAGACCATTACGCGGACATTGGCGATGCCGACATTTGGATTTTGGAGGACGAATGACGCAGGAAACCACCATCGACGTGCTGAAGGCCTACTGGTGGACCCAGAACAAGCGTGGAGATTGGCGGGCGAAATACCGGCGCACCAGCGTCGTGAAAAGACGCGCCTACCTCACCTACCGCAGTCTCATCAACAGTGGCAAGCTCCAAAAGCCCGAGCATTGGCCGGTGCATGTGACCGCCATCATCCACCCATTGACCCACGGACGCTTCGACCCGGAAAACGCGGCCCCAATGGTCAAGGCGATACTCGATGGCATCACCCAGTCAGGCTACTGGCCCGACGACAACGCGGAATATGTGCTCGGCCCGGACTACCGGCTAGGCGAGCCAAGCACCGAAAAAGGCGTCTACCACATCACAATCCGAATCGAAGAGGAAGAACACTAACCATGGCTACGAACGTGACCGAAAAAGACAAGACGCTCAACGAAATCATGGCATGGTGCGATCAGCTTTCGATGAAAATAAAATGCACTGAGGACGCCACTACCGACCGCACATATGGAAAACTTCGCGGCCTGTATCTGGTCTATGAGCATTGCGAGTCCATGCTCGGTTATTCCGGCTCCATGCCGTCCGAGGTGCCGAATCAAAGCGAGGATGCGAAATGAGCGCGTATCAGCCTGTTCTTGACCCCGCCTGCGGCGGGCGAATGTTCTGGTTCGACAAGTCAGACAGCCGTGTGCTCTTCGGTGACGTGCGCGACGAAAGTTGGGAACTATGTGACGGACGCAGATTCGAAGTCAAGCCGGACATGCTGATGGACTATCGCGACCTGCCGTTCCCTGACGAGACGTTCCGTATGGTCGTGCTCGACCCACCGCACCTGCGCAATGCGGGAGAGACGAGCTACATGGCGCAGAAATACGGATGCCTCGACCAAGAGACATGGCAAACAGATATCAAGACCATGTTCAGCGAGTGTTTCCGCGTCCTGAAAGAGCATGGCGTGTTGATTTTCAAATGGAATGAGACACAGATACCCGTCTCTCAGATACTCAAGCTCACCGACCATAAGCCACTCTTCGGCAACAAACAGCCGAACCGCACCGGAACACATTGGATCGTCTTCATTAAGGAGGACACGAAATGAGAAATCAGTACAAGGTTTGCCCGCTGTTCTGGACTGGCAGCGGCAATAATCGTTGCTTATCCAATGCGGAGGTGTTTGAAGAGTTGCTGAACGAGGGTTGGAAGATTCTGCGGGTGGATACCATGCCACCAACGGAATTGCGGAATAACGCCGTTACCGCGACGAACGTCTACATCCTTGAGATGGAGGCTAATGATGATTAGCCAATACGACAAGGACATGTGTTGCCTGTATATCGCTGAGGGAATGAGCCGCATCTGGAGCCAGCAAGGGGGGAACCAAGAGGTTCCCCGAATGCTTGAATCATTGGCCGATAGGAAGCTCATGAAGCGTGTCCATGGCGGGTATGCGATCACGCTCAAGGGATTGTTGGCAGTCAAGGTGTGGAGACTTCACCTGTTCCTGTTCCATCACGGTGAATACAAGTACTTCAGGAGGAAGAAATGAGCAGGGCTGAGACCACCGCCATGCTGTCCAAGCTGGTGGAGAAGAGGTTGAGGAATCAGACCGCTTTTTGGGCGAGCGAGGTCAATTTCGACCGTAACACGCCCGACGAAAGGCGCGTGGACTACGTGGGCTTCAAGCCCTGGAACATCAACGGTGAGCCGGTGCCCGCAAGCGTCGAGAAAGGCTGCTTCGAGTTCTACGAGGTCAAGTCATGCATGGCTGACTTCACTAGCGGCAACGGACTGACGTTCTACGGCGATCAGAACTATCTGGTCTGCACGAAGGAACTGTGTGACGAGATCGTATGGCAGAAGATGGTGCCGCCGCGAGTGAACGCGATTCTGACACCGGATTCGACCGGCTCGAAACTGATTCTCGACTATGTGCAGTCCTACAACGACCTGTCATACAGGAGGCGTCCGGCAAGCGAAATCCTGTGGGCCATGGTCAAAGCTAACGGAAAGAGGACTAATTGAGCATCATGCTTGACGAGGCCAACGCTTACGAGCGTGGCATGGATGATGATTTGACTTTTCAGACGGTTCGTGAGCTTGCCGGTACAGCGTACATGGCCGGACGTTCCGCTCCACCAACCGACGCCGAGGTGGAGGCCGTGGCGAAACGGCTCTGCTGGAACAGCTGCGAATGGGATGGCGTCGATAGCGACGCGGCGAAAGACGAGGATGACGCATGGAATTATGCCGGTGAGATCCCCGGCTTCCAGGAGGAATATATCAGACAGGCCAAGGAAATGCTCGAAATCGCACGGAAGGCGGTAAGCGAATGAGCAAGGCAATCCGATATGTCGAGTGCGCCCACTGCGGCGAGACGGTGGGCAGCTATTACGTCACCTGCCCTTACTGCGGGTATCGGCTGGTGGACGCGAAGCAAGCCGTAATGGACGGCATGTCATGGTGACGCTCGACCCGCCACCGGACTTGGTGGAAATTGCCGAAGCCCTGGACGCGATGGCGAAACCACACTGGGGGAGCGGCATCGTCTTCAGCTACGACGGGCTGCCGGTCACCACGCCACGGCAGGAGGCAATCTGGATGGAATTCAACGGCATCACAAGAGGGGAGGATTGATGGCAAGGCGCGGATACGTGCAGCTCGTGAACGGCTTCTACGACAACGACAAGGTGCGTGACCTCGTGCGCATGGGGCACGCCGATTCCGTTGGCATATTCTGCATGGCCCTCTCGCTGTGCGGCGACAGGCTCACGGACGGCTTCATATCACGCCGCGCCTTGCTGTCGAACATCGGAGCCACACCGGAACAGGTGCAGGCTCTCGTGGACGAAGGCATGTTCGAGGAGGTCGATGAAGGCTGGCTGATCCACGATTACACCGCGCACAATCGCACCAAGGAGCAGGTATTGCACGCCCGCGCCGATGCGAAGGAACGCAAGAGTAAGTCACGTGGTCACGGCAGTGTCACGGCAGTGTCACAGCGTGACATGCGTGTGACATCGGGACAAACACCAGAACACCAGAACACCAGAACACCAAAGAAAGAGAAAGAAGAATATTCTTCTTCTTTCTCCAAAGAAATCAGCCCGACCGAATACGCCGACATGGCCGAAAAGGACGCGACCGACAGAACCATAGCCTCGGAATACACGAACCTCGACCTCACTGGCGCATGGAATGCATTCAACTCACGGCACTACGGCGAAACACACACCGTCAACGACTGGACACGACTCTGGAAAGGCTGGTGCCAACGCCGCGCCAACATGAGCGGCATACCACCCTCGAAACGCCACATACACACATGGCAATGCGAACACGTGCTACAGGCGCTCGGACGCGACAAGGAAACCGCCACACCAGACCAACAAGCCTGCCAGATGGCGAAACAACTCAACAAGGAGGAAAACACGAAATGAACAGCAGAACCACCACCCATCCCACATACGAAGAACTCGCCAAAGCATGGCGAGAAGGCTACGCCGCCGGATGGAAAGACCATGAATGCGACTTCCCGCCACACACCACAGAAAACCCATATCTGGAGGCCGAATGACCAACACCGAGAAGACAATAATCTGCACCGTCATCACCTGCATGCTCATCATCTTCTTCACCATCGGCACATGCGTCTCCATGCAGTGGTACACGGCCACCCACCACGATTTTCAAATGGAGACAGTCAAGACGGGAGATGTGACGTGGGCATGCCTCAAAGACCGAGGCGCATACATCGGATGCAACACAGTGGAGGAATACAAGTGAAGAAAATACTCGAAGACATGATCATCAAGTGGCATCAAGCCGGATATTCGCTCGACGAAATCGCGCCGCTCGTGCCGCAAGTGCCCAAAGCCGCAATCGCGGCCATCATCCACCAGCACGACAAGGAGACCCGACTTTGACCGACTGCCAGCACTGCCACAAGCCAATGAAACAGGCGACGGCGAACATGCTCTGCGCAAACTGCCGCGAAGACTACTGGCAGCTGATCCGCCAACTCGGCCACGTCCAACTACCCGCCCTGCGAAGCATTATGCTCCGTCAGGCGCACATCGGCCCCACAAGACACACGCCAAACAAAGGCAACGCGCCACTCCCGATCGACACCCACGCACAAGACCTCATCGCAGAATCCGAAGCATGGCTCGCCGAACAGGCAGGCAAAATACGCGCCGCATACGCCGCATACGACTGGCAGAAAGCATGGCGCGCCATCATCAGCAACAAACACACCATATTGACGATGAGCACCGCAGCAGACGACTACACCACCCTGCAACACATCACCAGACGCAACGAACAAGCCCTGACGCCGGAAGAAGCCATGGTCATCATCGGCACCTGCCCACAATGCGGCCACCAAGCCACCAGCACGCCACAAGCCGAAACATGGACATGCCCAGACTGCAAATGGCAAGGCGGAGTCCAAGCCATCAAAGCCGAACGCGACAACAAACTCTGGCAACTCGAATACACCGGAAAACCAGTCGAAGTCGCAAGATACCTCACCAAAATGGACATCCACTGCACCAGCAGCCAGATCCGCCAATGGCTCACCAGAGGCAAACTCCACGCCACGCCGACAAAACACAAAGGAGAGTACGTGTTCAACCTCGGAGAAATAACAGCCATGCTTGACTGTCACAATTAAAATGCTATACTGTCGTATGTTTGTAGAATGGTTCAGCCAGAGATGGTTGGACCATTTTTGTTTATGACATTCTCCTCCCAATGCCTTCCCTCTCGGCGCGTGAAGTATCGGCACGTAGGGGAGGATTTTGATTTTCGAATATCGTATTGCCCTCCGGCTTCGGTCTAGGACGCCCACACCATCCGCAGCGCATCATGATGGAGGATCGATCACATGAGTATGAGACGTTGCGCTTGGCACAATTGCCCGCAGCTCGTGCCACAAGGACAAAGGTTCTGCCACGCTCACGCCCACGCATACAACCAGCAGCGCGGCAGCTCAACAGCAAGAGGATACAATGCAGCACACCGCCACCTCCGCAGGGCATGGGAGGCACGACTAGCCACAGGCGAAACACACACCTGCGCCAAATGCGGCCAACCAGTCACAGCCACAGACCAATGGGACCTCGGCCACACAGACAACAGACAAAGCTGGACAGGACCAGAGCATCGCAGCTGCAACAGGAAAGACGGACAACACAAAGCAACCGCAAGCACCGAACACTGGACACGACACCAAGCCAAGCCACAGCAGCAACCGCAATCGCAGCCAACAGGCAAACCGCAAACGCAAGCACAAGCATGACGCAAACGAACCAAACACAAGCGGACAAGCTAAGCAAGCACACACAACAAAACAACAAAAACACACACCAAACAGGAAAAATACAATCAACCGACCCACCAACACCCCTAGGGGGTGACCCCTAATAGGCAAGGCAAGACCGCCGGTGAGGGGACTCGCAAGTTCGCGGATAGTTCAAGATTTGACGGACTGGCCGAGACCGTAATTTTTCCGGTTCGAGGATTGGAGGTCGCATGGCGACGTATGGCGGCGCGCGCACGCGCTCCGGTCCGATGCCGGATCCGTCCAGCGCACGATCTGACGCGCGTGGATTGGGTGCCGACATCATTCCGCTTTCGTCTCGTGGCTATCATTACCGTCCGAAGGCTTTTCCACTGTCCGAGTGGACGATTTGGGACACTTGGAAGGATGACGACGGTTTCCACAGGGAGCGCGACGAGAAGGCCACGGAGGCGTGGAATCGGCGTGAGCGTGAATTGTGGCGTGACCTGTGGCGGTTGCCGCAGGCAATCGCATGGCATATGCCGCGTTATGGATACATGTTCACGACGATCGCGCTTTATGTCCGCCAGTTTGTGCTGTGCGAGTCTTCGGAGGCGAAGGCCGCTGACCGTACCGCGCTTGCGCGATACGCCGATACCATCGGCTTGACGCCACAAGGGCTTCGTTTGAATGGTTGGGCGATTGTCGATGACGAGCCGAAGCCGAAACGTTCTGACGAATCGTCCGGCAAGATCATTCCGTTCAAGAGCGCTAGGCAGCGGTGGCTTGAGAATCAGAAAGAGGATGCGGAATGAGCGAGCAGGAAACGCCGGTTGTTCCGAAGTCTCTTGGTTTCCTCTTTGCCGATTGGATTGCCGCGCACTGTGTTGTGCCTAATGGCTATGATCTGGGCAAGCCGTTCGAACTGGTCGGCTGGCAGCTGGATAACGCCATCGATTTTTATCGGGTGAAGCCTGATGCGGTGTATGATCCGGCTCGGCCTCGTCAGGCTGCGGCGTTCAAGTGGCGTCGTGGTCAGATTGTCGGCGGGCAGAAGCTAGGTAAGTCGCCTTTCGGTGCGGCTGTTGCTGCTTTTGAGGGTGTTGGGCCTTGCGTGTTCTGTGGATGGGCTAAGGGTGGCGAGACGTTCCGCTGCTCCGACTGGGGTTGTTCCTGTGGGTTCGAGTACAAGTATTCGGCTGGTGAGCCGATGGGCATGCCGCGTCGTACCGCTTTGATTCAGCTGCTCGCCACTTCTGAAGAGCAGACTGCGAACGTCTACCGTCCTTTGCAGTCTATGGTGCGCAATGGTCGTCTGTCCGACCTGATGAAAGTCCGCGAAGGTTTCATCCGCCTTCCGAACGGCGGACGCATCGACCCTGTGACGGCTTCGGCGCATTCCAAGCTGGGCAATCCGGTGAACTTCGTCCTCGGCGACGAATCCGGCATCTGGACTAGGCGCAGCGGCATGTTCGAGGTCGGTGACACGGTGATGCGTGGCGCAATGGCCATGGATGGAAGAATGCTTGAGCTGACGAATCCATGGGATCCGATGGACGCCAGCTTCGGCCAGATGACGTACGAGAGCACGGCGTCGGACATTATGAAGTTCTTTCCGAAGCACGACCCCTCATTGGATTTCGCGGATCCGAAGGACAGGCGCAAAATTCTCGAATTCGTCTACTCCGGCAGCCCATGGGTGCCGTTGGATCAGGTTGAGGCCACGGCTTCAGAGCTGATGGCCCGTGATCCGGCGCAGGCTCGACGTTTCTACGGTTGTGAGATCGTGCAGGGTTTGGGTTCGTATATGCCTGAGCCGCTTTACGATGGCACGATGGTTGACCGTCAGCTACCTGAGCCTGGCGCTGAGATTTGTCTTGGCTTCGATGGCTCGCAATCCGGCGACTGGACGGCGCTGAGGGCGGAGACCGTGGATGGCTGGCGCTGGACGCCGACTTATGGCCCGTCCGGCAGGCCGTCTTATTGGAATCCAGTCGAGTGGGAGGGTCGCATTCCTCGCAGTGAGGTGGATGCTTGTGTCTCGGAACTGTTCGACAGGTATAAGGTACGCCGATTCTACTGCGACCCGCATCCGTGGGAGACGCAGGTTGAGGCGTGGGCGTACCAGTATGGCGAGGACATCGTGGTGCCATGGCCGACCAATCGCATCGGGCGCATGTTCGACGCGCTCACCCGTTTCATGGAGGATACCGCCGACCACAGTACGACGCATTCCAATGATCGCATGGCTCGGTTGCACATGATGGCGGCAAGGAAGGTCGCCAAGCCAGGCGACAAGTACGTGCTCGGCAAGCCGAGCGAGAATCAGAAGATCGATATAACCATGGCCGACATCCTCGCACACGAGGCGGCGTCGGACATGCGCGCGTTGGGCTGGGGTTCCGATGACAACAAGGTTTTCGTTTTCAGATGATGGAGGTGGATCATGTGGCTTCCCGAGTCGGCTCAACAGCTGCTTGTGCGGCTTTCCACCCAGATGGAGGCCGGTGCGTCGAATTATCAGAAGCTCGACCGTTATGTTGACGGCAAGCAGCATCTGCGCCAGCTTGGCTTGGCGATCCCGCCCGAGCTGGAGCGGTTCACGGTCATTGTGAACTGGCCGCGCGTTGTCGCCGAAAGCCGTGTTGACAGGCTTGATCTGAAGGGCTTCCGTGTCGGCGACAACCTGCAGCTGGCGGATGACGCCTGGCAGTTGTGGCGTTCGGTCGGCATGGACGAGGACCAGTCGAGCTACCTTGACTTCGAGGTGTACGGCAGGTCGTTCAAGGTCGTGGAACTGAACGGCGCCGGGCCATTGATCGAGAACGTGTCGCCCATCGATATCATCGCGCATCGCAATCCGGTCACTGGAAGCATCGATGCGGCTCTGCGCCGTTACCGTGATGTGGATTCCGAGGATTACATGAGCGCGGTCGCATGGCGGCTGTATCTTCCCGCCGCGACGTTGACGGTCTCTCCATCCTGGCAGGTCATCTCCGTTGAGCGTAACCCGCTTGGCGTGGTGCCTGTTGTACCCGCATACCGCAATCCGCGCACGACGATTCCGCTGCATCGCGCTTGGCCACGGATATGTGGCACTTCGGCGTTGGCCGATGTTATCGATCTGACGGATGCGTGCGCACGCGATCTGACGAACGCGCAGGTCGCGCAGGAGACGCATGCCGTTCCGCAGCGTGGAGTTCTCGGCGCGACCAAGGGAGATTTCGTTGACGATGACGGCAAGCCTCTGACCACGTGGGAGGCGTATTTCGGCCGCATATGGGCGTTGAAGAACGCGAACGCGAAGACCTTCGAGTTCTCCAGCAGCAGCATGGAAAACTTCGAGCGCATGGTCAACCTTTACGCGCGCTTGGCTTCCGGCGTCACCGGTCTGCCGCCGAACTACTTCGGTCTGGCGGCCGATGACGCGGCTTCGGCCGATGCCATCCGGTCGCGTGAGGCCAAGCTGGTGAAGAGCATCGAGCGCGACCAAAGGACGCTTGGCCGTCAGGCCGTCGAAACGTGCCGCATAGTAGCAGGATTGGTGTCCGGTCCCGCCGCGATGGCCGCGTTCGACGATGCCGACGCACTCTGGTATGACGCTGGAACGCCTACGGTCGCGCAGCGTGCGGATGCCGTCACCAAGCTTTACAGCGTTTCCGACACCGCCGGGCGGCCGCTCATGCCGCGCGAGATGGCGTGGGAGGAGCTTGGTTGGGGGCCGGAGAAGATAGCCCGAGCTAAGAAGCTGCTCGAAGCCGACGAAACCGCTGATTATGTGTACTTGAAGCCGGAGGTGGACGATGGCTTACGGTCAGACGCTCCCACAGGAGGCTCGGATTCAGGCGAGGGACCTGCGGCGCAGGGGCAACCGTCTGGCACGTCGGATGACGGCATTGTGGCGGCATAACGCGTCCGATGATTTCGGTGAATCGTTCGCCATGTGCATGCCAGAGATGTTCGGTTTGCTGGATGACGCCCAGTTGATGACGGCGAGTGAAGCGCTGGAGTTGACGCCTGAATCGATGGCGTCTCTTGACGGCATGAGCCGCGTGGAGTTGCCAGCGCAGTATTCCGCCGACCCTCGCCAATGGGTCGGCGTGAACGGCAATGGCTTCGACACCATCGACGTGATGTGGGGCGCTGTGACTCGCGGCAAGCAAGTCATCGCCAACGGCGGCACCGTCGACGTGGCTTTGCGTGTCATCGAGCTTGGTTTCGAGGCGCGCATGCGCACGTGTTTGGCGGATACTCAGCGTTCCGCCGCCATCGTGGCCGGTCATGCGCGGAATCCTTATGTGGGTTACGTGCGTGGTCTGACTCCGCCGAGTTGCGGCAGGTGCGTCGTGTTGGCCGGCCGGCCTTGCGGGAGTGAACCGTTCGAACGGCATCCGCGCTGCGATTGCATCGCCGTGCCGACGGCGAAGAAGCCTTCCACGGCGGTGACCAGCGCGAACGACTACTTGGACGGTCTCGATGACCGGCAGCTGGTCAAGGTGCTTGGCAGCCATGCGAACGCGCGTGCCTGGAAGGACGGCGCGGATCTGAACCAGCTGGTCAACGCCTACCGTCGCAAGGGCAGCGTCAGCACGGCGCAGGTCTACGACAGGCGCATCAAATATACGGTGGAGGGTACCACCAAGCACGGCTTCGCGTCGGGTCGCATGATAAGCGCCGGATATGCGAAGGAATTCGTGAAGAACGGCGGCAGGTACACGAAGGTGGACCGTCCGCGTCTCATGCCCGAAACGATCTATCAGATTTGCGAGAAGACCGGCAAGGATCCTCGCCGAATGCTTTACGACTACGGCTGGATACTCTAGCCGATTGATTTTTCAACCGCTGATCGGGCAATCCCTTCGGCGGCTTTTTCATATCCGAATCCGCAACGGAAGGAATATGCATAATGGCAAAGCCCGAAAACGACGACAATACGCAGGAAGACAAGGACGCGCAGCAGAACGCGCCGGCCGACGTGAACACCGCCGCCGACACGGAACAGCAGTCGAAGCCGCAGGAAGACGCTGCGGCAAGCCCGGAAGAGGAGGCCGCGCTCGGCGACAAAGGCAAGCGCGCACTCGACCGCATGAAGGACTCGCTGCAGAAATCCAGCCACACGATCGCCGACCTGACCAATCAGATCGGCCAGCTGAAATCCGAGATCGCAGCATCGAAGATTCAGCAGGCCGCTTCAGGCAGGCTCGCGCACCCGGAACTCGCCCTGAAGCTGCTGGACACGTCCAACCTGGACGTATCCGACCAGAAGGCGGTGGGCGCCGCGATCGACGGATTGCTGAAGCAGTATCCGGATCTGGGCGTGCGTCAGGATGACGATAACGGTCTGTCCGCATTGTTCGGCTCAGTGCAGCATTCCTCCGACCCGGATAGCCGCACGAAGTCGAACGCCGCGGTCTTCGGCGCGCAGCTCGACGCCTTGGGCTTTTAAGACACAACCATCAAACCTTATTAAGGAGCAATCATGGCCGCAATTGATTTGAATCGCGCCACAACCGGCGTCTACCTGACGCCGGAACAGTCCGATGAGATCTGGACCGACACCTTGAAGCAGTCCGCCGTCACCCAGCTTGCGACGAAGGTCGCGCTGCCTGGACGTGGTGCCGCATACGACACACTGACCGACGCCGGCGCCGCGACATGGGTTGGCGAGACCGGGGAAATCGCCGTGGACCGCCCGCACATCGGTAACAAGATCATGAAGCCGTTCAAGCTCGCGAAGATCATCCCGGTGTCCAACGAGTTCGTCCGCGACAAGAGCGCCTTGTGGAACACCATCAAGACCCGCGCATCCCAGGCGATCGCCCAGGGCATCGATGAGACGTTCCTGACCGGCGTGATCGGGCTGCCGTCACAGTCCAACGTGGATTCCCTCTCGGACGCCAAGACGGTGAGCATCGGCAAGGGCGGCTACAAGGATTTCGCGAACATCGCCACCACCGTGCTTGAGAACGACGGCGATTTCAACGGCGTGGCGCTCAGCCCCCACGGACTGTCCAAGTTCCTGCAGGCCACCGATGCGAACGGGCGTCCGCTTCTGGTGCCGATGCCGGATTCCACCACTCTCGGCTCCTTCTTCGGCGGCCGTGTCGTGAAGTCCCCGTGGGGCCACGTCGCCGCAGTCGCCGCCGACAGCGGCAGTGGGCGGGCCGCGAAGCCGGAAATCTTCGGCGTGGCCGGTGACTGGACTCAGGCCATCTACGGCACCGTCGAGGGCATCAAGATGAAGGTGTCCGACCAAGCCACCATCAACGACCACGGAACGGCCATCAATCTTTGGCAGCGTGACATGATCGGCTTCCTCATCGAAGCCGAGATCGGCTTCGTGGTCAAGGATAAGACCAAGTTCGTCACCATCACCGCCTGATTGGAGGATTTATCGTGAGCACCGTTTACGCAACACTCGCTTCCGGAAAGAAGCCCGAGGCTCCGTATACGCCGGTCAGCGTGCAGTTCGTCGACGATTCCGGAAACCCGATCACGGTGAACACCGGCACAGTCCGCATTCCGAAGGCTGCCGTGACCGCCACCGTGCAGGCCGCCGACGCGACGAACGCCGCCGGCGGGACTCCGACCGCCGCGGAATTCAACGCGGTGGTGGCCGCCCTGAACGAGACGAAGAAGCAGCTCAACGCGCTCATCGGCTCGCTTCGCGACTGCGGTCTCGCCGCCAGCAAGTAAGGCGGTGATCAGATGACGGCCAGCGTACAGGACGTCGCGAAGCAGCTCTGCAGGGCGATAACCGACCCGATGGAGGTCAACCAGATCTCCTCGTGGATCGAGCTTGCCGAGATAGCGATCCGCAAGCGTCTGCCGAATCTTGACCTGATCATCGAGACCGGCCGTTTGGAACAGCGCACGGTCGATCTGGTCGAGGCGCTGGCGGTCGCGCGGTATTCGCGCAATCCGGAGGGCACGACCTCCAAAAGCACCCGCATCGACGATTATCAGGAGACGGTCGGCACTACGAACAGCGTGCCGACCATCACGATTCTCGATGACGAGTGGAGGCTGCTGGAACCCTCGGATTATGGCGCTTCCGGCGCTTTCACCATCGCCCCTGCAGGCAGGCGCGGCCTATGCTGACGCCATCCGTGTTGGAGCGTGCGCGCGGGAACGCTGAATCGCTCATGACCGACGAATGCACCGTCACGCGTCCAGGCGAATCCGTGACGGATCCGAACACCGGTGAGGTCAAGCCAGCCAGCACACAAGTGTATGCGGGGCGTTGCAAGGTGCAGACCTCCGGCGGATTGGCGTCCGAGAATGTGGAGGGCAGTGCAGCTCAGACGATGGGTGCCGTCTCGTTGGTCTGGTCGCTGTACATCCATTTTCCTTTCGGTACCATGCTTCGTAATGGCGATCTGGTCACGGTCACGAAGTCGGCGAATCCGGAACTGGTCGGCCGTCGCTATCGCATGATTTTCCCCCAGTCGGAGAAGTCGTGGGCGACGGCCTGTCGATGGAACGTGAAGGAGGACGCATGAGCGGACTGTTCGACGCTTCGCAGTTGACGGCCTTCGGCGACGTGCTGCTCGCCAGGGGCGTGGCTCGCCGCGCCTTGATCTCCGCAGCTGTGAAGAAGGGCGCGCAGAACGTCAAGAACTCGATTCGCGACGACCTGAAAGGCTCAGGCAACAAGGCGTTCCGCAGCATTCCGATCACCTACACGGCGAGCGAGACGCCCGGACGCATCACCGCCGAGATAGGCCCCACCAAGGGCGGAGCGGGTTCGCTCGCGAACATCGCGTTCTTCGGCACCGCGAGGGGTGGTGGAACGCACCGGTTCTACGAGCATGGCGAGGAAGAATTGCCGAAGCTCGCGGAATATGTGGCGCGTGCCGTAGTGGAGGGATTCTAGTGCAGTCGATAATGACCCTGTCGAACACGATCCTCGACCATGTGCCAAAACCTGCGGATGGGTGGAAGGTCTTCAAACAGACCACGCCAAGACCGACGGAGAAGCCGCCGTGGGTGATCGAGACGGTCACGACCAACGGCCACATCGTCGGCGAGACGCAACATGTGCATTGCGGCATCGGCACTTTGCTGGTGCGCATTGTGAGCACCACCACCGATTCCGTCAACGTGCTGGCCGATGACCTCATGATTCCAGCCTTGGCTGGAAAACGGTTCGTCGCGCAGGGGTTCGACACCGGCTGTCTGACGCTGTTCTCCGATTCCGGCGCTTATGCGGCCGGACTTACCGCAGAGGACACGAGCCTGCTCTATCAGGTGCGCCTATTGACTTTCAAATTCAACTGGTCACGCATGTGACCCCAAATATCTAAGGAGGAGTCATGGTTTTGGCTCTTGGGACTGAAGTTCCTTCCACGCCGGCGGACGGTCTGGTCAACACGATCTGGGTGCCGTCCATCAGAAACATTCAGAAGCCGACCGCTGCGGAGATCAGCGCCGGCACCGACCTGAGCAACTACGTCACCCTGGGCGGCTGGTCGTGCTCGCCGTCGCAGAATTCCATCTCCGACCAGCGAGAGAACAGCGCGCAGGATTACGAGAATCCAGGACGCAAGAAGATCAGCGGTCCGAGCGTCGAGGTCATCGACAATACGAACACTTCGCATTCCCAGCAGAACGCGGCCATGGAGACGTTGACCGAGGGTACGGAAGGCTACTTCGTGCGCCGCTACGGCAAGCAGACGAATTCGACTTTTGTCGCCGGCGACATCGTTAACGTGTATGCGGTTCGCGTCGGCATGAGCGCCAAGGTGGCGATCGCCGCGAACAGCGTCCTGCGCAGCAAGGTCAATTTCTCCGTCCGGGCTCCCGGCTGGGCGGAGAACGTGAGGGTTGCCTGATTGATTCTTCCCGTACTGGACTTTCGTTCCTTTCGCCGGTGCGGGATCCTCTTTTTTCTCTTTCCCAGTAAAGGAACATGAATCTTGAAGCGAAGGAACACATATGCTTAAAGTCGTCAGGCGCACTCGTGAGGTCGATGTCATCCTCAACCAGCAGATCGCCGAGGACATCGCCAGATTGGGTGATGCGCTGGCCGAGGAGGCCACGCGCGAACAGGTCACGGAGGCTGGGACGAACCGGCAGGCTAAGGCCACCGCCAAACGCATCGAACAGCTCCGCGAACAGGCGGATGCGGAGACATTGAAGCTCACGTTGCGGGCGTTGCCGGTCAGCAAGTGGGCTCAGGCACTGGCCGCGCACCGCAATGAGGACGGCACGAACGACATGTTCGGCACCGCCGCCGCGGCATTGCCTCTCATGCTTGACTCCGCGACCATCGGCGGCAAGCCGTTGGCCGACGAGGACAAGACCGAACAGGCGTGGCGCAATCTGTTCGACGAACTCACCGATGGCCAGTTCACGCCGATCTGGCAGGCCATCGCGGAGCTGAACGGCACCGCAGCGGACCCAAAAGCGGCATTCGACCTCGCCTCGCAGGTTCTCCGCAACTAGTCGAGGATCTTAAGATCTGCCGCCAGCTCGGTATCAGCTACAAACGTTTCATGGGCTGGCGGCCGAGCAGGGGCGATGAGGTCGAATGGGATGAGACGGAGCGTAATTGGATGCGCTCGTTGGCGGAATACGAACGGTCATTGTGCCCCATGTGCGGTTTGCCTCGCTCGATCTGCCAAGACCCGAAGGCCGAGCTGACCATGCACGCCGAAACCAGCGTCTGCTGGGCCACGGCGCACATGCAGCAGGCCATGAAAAGGTGGATTGACGCGAATGGCAGGGACAATCCGGCGGCGAACGCTTTGGTGGCGCATTTGACCTGACATTTTGGAGGATGCTTTGGCGGAGAACAAGAACATCGTCATCCGATTGATGGCGGACACAGCCTCATATGAGGCGGCGATGACCCGCGCCGGAAGCACTGCGAAGACGGTCGCGTCCGGTATGGAGAACACCGGTCGCAAGTCCGCGCTTATCGCCAGTGGTATGACCACTGCCGGACTGGCCGTGGCCGCTTTCGGCGTGGCTGCGGTGAAGATGGCCGCAGACTTCGACCAGCAGATGAGCACCGTGCAGGCCAACACCGGCGCGACCAGCGCACAGATGGACCAGCTGCGTGCCGCTGCCATCGAAGCCGGTGCGAGCACCGTGTACAGCGCCACCGATTCCGCCGACGCGATCAATGATCTCGGCAAGGCCGGCATGAGCGTCACGGATATTCTCACTGGCGGCTTGTCTGGCGCTTTGAATCTGGCCGCGTCCGATGGAATGGCTGTTGGGGATGCCGCCGAATACATGGCCAACGCGTTGAGCATGTTCCATCTGAAGGGTTCTCAGGCTTCTCAGGTTGCCGATACTTTGGCGGCTGGTGCCGGCAATGCGGTCGGCAATGTCTCCGATTTCGGCGAGGCGTTGAACAATTGCGGCGCGCAGGCGAATAGTTTCGGCATGAACATTCAGGAGACCACCGGCGTTCTTGCCCTGTTCGCGCAGAACGGCACCATCGGCGCCGAAGCGGGCACCCAGTTGAACAGCATGCTGATGAAGCTGGCCGCTCCGTCCGCCGAAGCCGCCAATACGATGAAGGAATTGGGTATCAGCGCCTATGACGCTCAAGGCCATTTCGTCGGCATGGCGAATTTCGCCGGCCAATTGCAGAAGGCCGAGAAGGGCTTGACCGACGAGCAGCGCAACCAGGCGAACGCGACCATCTTCGGCAGCTACGCCATCAAGGCCGCCAACTATCTTTACGAAGCGGGCGAGTCCGGTGTCAACAAGTGGACGAAGGCCGTGTCCGAAAGCGGTTATGCCGCCGAGCAGGCTGCTGCGAAGAACAACAATCTCAAGGGTGATCTGGAGAATCTGGGCGGTTCGATGGAGTCCTTGATGATTTCCGTGGGTGAGGGCGCTCAGGGGCCTTTGCGCAAGATGGTGCAGGGCTTGGATACTCTTGTGGACGCGTTCGCCGGTTTGCCGTCCGGAGTGCAGCAGACGCTCGTGGTCATGGCATCATTGGCCGGCGTATTCGGAGTGGTACACAGGGCCGCGGGTAATCTCAACGGCAGCACCAGCACGATGGCCAACAACATCGGTCTGGCCATCGATCCGATTCAGCGCGTCAAGGCGGCGCTCGGATCCGCGCAGACCGCATTCCAGATGTTCAAGGCGTCCTCGATGAGCGCTTCCGAACAGATTAATGCTTTCGGAACCTCCGCCGGCAAGGCCGAGTTGAAGACGGCTGGTTTCAAGGCGGTCGGCAGCAGTGTCATGAGCCTGCTTGGCGGCCCGTGGGGCATCGCACTGACAGTGGCCGGGGCCGCACTGAGCGCCTTCATTAGCCGCCAGCAGAAGGCCAAGGAAGCCACAGAGCAATTGCAGTCGGCTCTGGAATCCGGCAGCAACATCAGCGAGACCATCGCCGGAGCCTATCAGGATATGAGCAGTGGCGGTGTCGAGTTGACCAAATGGCTTGACACGGCGGGTGTCAGCCTGACCGACATGACCAGCGCAGCCATGGGGAACGAAGCCGCGTTGAAGCGCGTCAACAAGCAGATCAAGGAAATCGACAAGCCCGGCCCTGGCGCAACCGCAGCATCCGCCATCAGGAAAGCCCTGAAAGAGGAATCAAAGGCCTACGATGAGGCTTCCAAGAAGGCCAATGAGAAAAGCAAGGCCGCCAAGAACGCGGTGGATGCTGACGGCAAGTCTGCATCGGCAGCGAAGGAAGCTGCCAGCGCGAACAAAGAGCTTGGCTCTTCCGCTTCTGACGCGTCCAAGGAAATCGATGATCTTGTTCGGGCGCTGTTCGGCCTGGAATCCGGCAACCTGACCGCAGACCAGGCGGTCGACCAGCTGAACCAGAAGATCGGCGAACTGTCCGACACCTGCAAAGATAATGGCGTGGTGTTCGACCAGAACGGCAATCTGCTTGACCGTTTTTCCGAGAAGGGCACGAAGACCAAGCAGGCTTTGGAGGACATTGCCAGTAGTGCCCAGAACGCTGCGGAGAAGATTCTCAAGCAGGGCGAGAGCACCGGTTTTAGTAGCGGTGAGATCGAACGTGCGAACGGTGTGCTGCAGGACGCTCGTGACGCGATCATCAGGCAGGCCGAAGCCTCGGGTATGAGCGAACAGGCCGCTAACGCCTTGGCAGACCGTTGGGGTCTGAGTTCAGACAGCATCAAAGCATCCATCGAAAGCATCAAGAAGACCGCCGACAACAACAAGGCGAAGCTCGATGCCGACGATAAGGCGTCTGGCAAGGCCAAGAATGCCAAGAAGAACGTTGAATCCGCGAACAAGTCCAAAGGCAAGGCCACTCTTGACGCGACGGACAAGGCGTCCGGCAAGGCCGACAAGGCGAAAAGCAACGTCAGGTCTGTCAACAACGCCAAAGGCACCGCGAAGCTTGACGCGACGGACAAGGCCAGCGGCAAGATCAACGCCGTCAACGCCAAGAAGCTTAACAACAAGAACATGGTCCTTACCGCTTCTGACCATGCGTCCAGCAAGATCAATGCGGTAAACAATAAGCGGCTGAATGACAAGAAGACCACGCTGAACGCTTCCGACAAGGCGTCCGGCAAAGTGGATTCCATAAACAGGAAGACCATCAGCGACAAGAAGTTCACCGTCAGGGTCACCGACCATGCTTCCGCAACCCTGCGAAGCATCCAGAATTATCAGATCGCGGACAAGAGCTTCACCGTCACGGAGAAGACGAAGAAGGAGGGTGGCTACACCGGTGGAATGTTCACCGATGGCCACTTCCAGAAATTCGCAGGCGGCGGCATGTTCTCCGGCTACGTGGATCCGGCATGGGCACCCGGCAACGGTTTGAGCGACAGCGTGTATCTGCTCAACGCTCGTCTCGCTGCGGGTGAGTACACGCACAATGCTGCGGCCACGTCCTATTACGGCGTCGATACCATGCGTCTGTTGAACGAGCGGAAGATTCCACGCGAAGTGTTTTCCACTGCCAATCAGATGACAGGCAGTCAGGTCAGCATACAGGTTGATACCGGTTCGGTGGTTGCCGCGATAACCAGTCTGCACAATGACCTCGGCGCTATCATTTCCGCCGCGTCAGATGATTCGGCGGTCAGCGACCGTGACTTGGGGAGGTTGATCCGCAAATATGCGCGAGCTTAAATACACGTCGCACGATGGCACGGTCATCGACCTCAACGCCGATAGTCTGTGGGTCTCCGATTTGCAGGAAATGCGCGGATACGCATGGACGTACACGCTGGCCACTCGCGGCATCAAATCGGTGAGCAGAAACGCTTCGACGGCGAAAATGACCGTCCGCACCACGGATCCGTCAAGATTGGACGTGGCTCAGACGGCTTTCGATTCGGACGTGCAGGCCGTTACGCCAGGCACGTTGACCGTTGATGGCGAATGGTTCCAGCGGGCGTATGTCGTCGGTTCTTCTCTCGGTCTGGTGCCATGGCCGGAATACGCGCAAGTCGATTACACGATTGTCCTTTGCGATGGCGTCTGGCGTCGCGCGCTGCCGGTGCAGCATTTCTTTCCAATGACGGCAGGCATCGGCTCGCAGATTGACCTTCCACTGGACTTGCCGACCGATTTGGCTCCGTCGAAAATCGCCTTGACGGTGAATAATCCGACCGGCAAGGCCGCTGAGTTCGCTGCGGTCATTTTCGGCCCTTGCGTCAACCCGTCTTTCCAGATTGGCGGCAACACTTACGCGGTTGATGTGACAGTGCCGGAAGGCGGTCATGTGTCACTGTCGGCCACCGGCTTGCGGAAGACGATAACGTTGACAGCCGAAAACGGCGACGTTTCGGATGTTTTCGACAAGGGCGTTCGCGGCAACGGCAGCGGAAGCGGCTCATATGTTTTCGAGCCGATACCGGCAGGAGATTCGCTGTTGACGGTTTCCGGCAATTATGGCATCGACTTGACCATGTTTGACGTTTCTGGAGGTGTGCCATGGCGGACGTTATCATCGCAGACGGCAAGCTGACGCCACATGCGAGCGTATCGCAGGTGACGTTGGATTGGGCTTGCGGCACGGACGAAAACGATTTCGAGCTGACCATCGAAGATCCGTCTGCGCCGGGAATCGAACGTGGCTGGTATTTCTGGATTGATGGAAGTGATGTTGGAGGCCGAATAGTCGACCGTCGCGTGTCCGTCGTCGGAGGAACGTCTACGACAACCTGGATAGGTCAATCGTGGACTGGCATGTTGGCGGCGAAGATATTGCAGCCGGACGCGAATCAGGATTACCTGACCGTCTCCGGCAAGCTGCCTGACATCCTCAAAAACCTTTTGAAGCGCATCGGTTTGGATTCGGTTTTCACTGTCGATTCCTCCGATGCTTCCACTCTGTCGAATTGGATGTTCCAGAATCCACGCTACGTGGACGCCTACACAGGATTCCGCAATCTGCTCGCATCCTGCGGCAGACGCCTCGACTTCCAAGCCAAGGATAATCACATCCTGCTTGGCATCACGCCGGTCGGCATCATCGACAACACGATCGACTCCGACTTGGTGGATTTCAAGGCCGAGACCAACCGTCGCGCGGTGAATCATCTCATCGGCCTTGGATCGCAGGAGCTCAAGAACCGTCTGGTGGTCAATTATTTCGCCGACGCGACCGGCGTGGTGAGTCAGACACAGACGCTCGTAGGCGCTGACGAAGTCTGCGCCACATACGACTATTCCAACGCGGATTTGGGCACGCTGCAATCCGAGACGAAGAAGCATCTGCAGGAATTGCAGACCGGTGGTTCGGTCGAGGTGACGTTGTCCGATGAGGTCGGAGACGGTCTGCGCGTGGATGACAAGATTGTTGCGACGGATCAGGCTTCCGGCGTCAACGTCACCGCCGTGGTGACGAAGCGGATCGTGAAAATCGATTCTGGGATTTTGGCTTCGACTTTCGAGGTCGGACTGCCGGTGCAGTCGGCGAACGCGAACTATTCCGGTTCTTCCTCTTCGTCTTCGGGTTCGGCTGGCGGTGGCGCGTCTTTGACGGCTGGCCGTGGCCTGTCGATTTCAGGCGGCACTATCAACGCGGAGGTCGCTTCCGAGGATTTGGATGCCGTCAGGCAGGTCGCCGATGCGGCGAACAGGACGGCTTCCGGTTTCGCGGCGCAGATCGGCAAAGCGAATCAGACCGCCGAGAACGCGAAGAACGTCGCCGATGCGGCCAAGAGCGTGGCCGACAGTGCGAAGTCGGGCATGATGACTGATGACGAGCGGTCGAAGCTCGCTTCGGTCGAACGGGGCGCGAACGCCTACACGCTGCCGAAGGCGTCCACGGACGTGTTGGGCGGCGTGAGGGTGGACGGTTCCACGATCGTGAGCGTGGACGGTGTCATCAGCGCTCATGTCGGCGGCGTTTCCGGGAGGGTCGTGTTTCCGGTCGGCTATGTGGTGATGAACACTACTGGTGTCAACCCTTCCGTTGATTTCGGCGGCACGTGGAGGCAGTTGCCTTCGCTTGGTTGTTTTACGTTTGAAAGGATAGGCTAGTGAAATCTGACGGTTACTCGAAGTACGTGTGCGACAAGTGCGGTAAGACCTCTTATGTCGCCGCTGGTGACACTGAGGCGCGTGAATGGTTCACCGTGCGCCGGTATTCTGCTGGCAAGGCGACCCGCATCGCGGACGATGTGACGCCTGACATCTATGAATTGTGTTCCAAATGCAATACGTCTTTCATGACGTTCATGCAGCAGGATGACGCTTCGTTTGAAGCATGGTTGAAGGAGGTCGGACAGTGACCATCGAACTGGTTGACGGCAAGGCCGGCAGGGCTCATATTTCAAGCGAGGACAAGGCGATTATCCATCAGGCCAAGTTCTCTAAGTCTGATGTGGTGTTCGACTGGGGCGACGTGTTCAAGTGTTCGATGAGTTCGTCCAACAGGGCGACGATCGGCACCGGCTGCGCGTCGATACAGGGTTTGGACTGGCATATCACGGCGGCGGAATCGGTGACGATCCCCAACGGGTCGCAGGGCATGAAACGCAATGACATCATTTGCGCGCATTACCATCGCAACTCTTCCGGCGATACCGGGGATGTGGGTATCGAGAGTGTGGAATTGACCGTGTTGAAGGGCATGCCGAACGCGACTGCTGCCGCCGACCCGACCATCCCGTCAGGAAAGATATTGTCCGGCGCGGTTGACGCGTACATGCCGTTGTGGCGTATCCCATTGGACGGCATCACGGTCGGCACGCCGGTGCGCCTGTTCACGCCGAAGGGGGCTTTGTGGGATTCCGTAACCCAGACATGCCAACTGAAAATTCAGGACGCCTCATCGTTCGTTCCGTTTGCTTATGGCGCTTCGAACACCATCACGGTCAAAGACGGTCTGATTTTCGTGGATCTGTCTTCGTTTCGAAGCACCGTGCGCGTCGGCGATTTCAATGTCTGGCTGTTCAAAGCGGGTGTGAAGCCCTCCAAGACGATCAGTCTTGGGTGCGTCGCGAACGTGAACGGCGTCGCGTATGGCAAACAGGCGAATTGGAATACTGACGGGTCGGTGACGATTATCGGAGGCGTGGGCTTGTCCGATATCGTCCAATGCTTCCAGAGGATCATTCCGGTGCCCGATGGTGTGGAATTCCATTGACCTCGACAGGCGGGCGCAATTCGGCGGGCAGCACGTATTCGCATTGCACTGAATCCCAACTGCCATTACCGATATTGCCGGAATATCGGACGAGCATCATCATGCCGGCGCGGATGACCGTGAAGCCCCTCGCATTGTACAGGGTTACGGAATGCTATCAGCAGGTCAATATGAGTTTCTGCCATGCTTTCTGCATGTCCTTGAGGACGCTCAGATCGGGCTTGAGGTAATACCGTGCGGTGGTTTGGATGTCGGAGTGTCCGAGCTGTCGTGCGACCACGCTGATGTCGGTTCCGGCCTTGATCGCCAACGTGCCGAACGTGTGGCGTAGGTTGCGTGGAGGCACGCAGAGCAGTTTCACGCGCTTGCACCAACTGCGGTAGTGGTTCGCCACTTGGTTCGCGTTCAGGCTGCCGACCAGTCGGCCGGTCTTTGTGCCGTGGCGTAGTTCCGCCAATCGTTTGACCGCGAACCGTGGCAATGCGACGGTTCGTCGGCTCAGATCGGTCTTCGGTTCGGTGACGGTCTCATGGCCTGCCACCCATTGCACCGACCTTTTCACCGTGACCGTTCCGCGTCGCAAGTCCAAGTCGGCCCATTCGACGCCCACGCTTTCGCACCGGCGCAATCCGGCGCACACGGACACCAATAGCCATGCTTCCAATGGATGCCCGTAGAAGCCTTTCAACAGGTGCCGGACTTCCGGCGCGGACAGTACTTGCGGCTCGTAATGCCGTAGGTGCGGCAGGAGTATCTCGCGTCTGGTCACGTCATTGTCGGCCAAACCGCGTTTGAACGCGAGTCGCAGTATCGAGCGGAACACCGCATATGCCTTGCGTGCCGCTCCCGGCTTGTCGAAGGAGTCCAACCATGATTCGATGTCCGCCACGCTGATCGCGTCCATGTCCCTTCCGCTCCATTGCGGGAGGATATGGCAATTCAGGGCGCTTTCGTAACCGACCTTGGTGCATTCGCGGAGTTTCACGCATGACGGTTTCCAAACGGTGCCTACGAACGTGTCGAACAGCATTGGTTCCTTCCTGTTTTCCTGATTTAATCCCACACGTTGGCGTGTTGCCATTGGTTGGTGGCGTGTGTGGGTTTTCCCATTGTTTTTGTATCTCTGTTTTAGGAGGTTGTTTTGACTCAGATCAAGTTTGACTTCGGCCATCTGAGTGCGGATGGTATCGCTGACTTGGCTGGTGAGACGGTGCATGTGATTCCGACGAGCCGTTTCAATAGCCGTAAGCGCATCGTGGTGCGCGACTCGTTCGAGGTGAGACTGGACGAGCATGGCACAGCGACCGTTACGGTGCCGCCGACCGATAACACGTTCGCCTACGAGGTGACCATCGGCGACAGCGCCGATTCCTGGCGGTTCATTCGCGTCGTGCAAGTGCCTGATTCGGCCAACGTGTTGAATTTCTCCGATTTGGTCGAAGTGGATTCGGCCACGTTGACTCCGGTCAACACCGGCAATCCGTTGGCTGATATCGACCAGTCCGATGTGGATTGGGCCCTGTCCACGATTAACGCCTGATTTCAAGGAGGTTTGTTTTGGCTAATCCTGACAAGTTTTTGCGTCTGCGTGATTACGCCCGTCTGGAGCGTGCGCAGAAGAATGGTGTCGTGGACGGCACCAAGTTCGCCTACGACAGTGCGAAACACGTCGTGTCGAACGTGCGCGAGTATTTCGCCGCGCATCGCGACGGGCGCACGTATGGCGTGCGTTTCCCGCTCTACAGCTTCTCCAATTCGTCGGACGGCGTGAAGGTCGGCGACAATGCCGGTCTGACCGTCGTGCCAAGCTCGAATTATCGTGCCGGACGTGACGATTACGCCGGACTGTCCGCGTTCCGCGTGTTCGACGCGAACGTTGCGGCGGCCGATGATGGCACGCCGGTCGTGAAGGCCGTCAAGGGCTTGGCTGGCAATTACGCGAAGGACGGGTCGAATGGCGACGTGTTCGTCATCACCACTCCCGGCTTCTACCGGTTCGAGTTCGACACGAACTACTGCACCATCTGGTATTCGGACACGCAGTACGACGGCTATTCGCCGATGCCGGGCGCGTTGCTGCCGGACGGTTCGCTCCGCCCGTGCATGGCGTACGCCAAGTATCCACTGTCCAATTATGGCGGCAAGGCCGCGTCCGTCTCGGGTCAGATTCCGGCCTCCATGAGCGAACAAGGCTCCGTGGCCGTACCCACCAGCAAAGGCAAGGGCTACAGTGGAAAGACCTCAGCCGACACGTTCTACATGCAGCTCATGCACATGCTCAAATACGCGGCCAAGGACATCGAACGCTATTTGGGCGGCGACTTCAACGGTTCCGCTCAGGTCAACGTCAGCAGGGCTGAAACCAACGTGACCCGCGCGCTGGTCAAGGCCACTGATGCGGCAAGCATCGACCTCGGCTCCTACGTGAGCGTCGGCACCGGCATCGACCGTGGAGACAATACGACCGGCGAGGCGGCGGCATACCGCAAGGTCATTTCCAAGACCGTCGTGGACTCGGCAACCACCGCGATCAACGTGTCCGGCGTGGCCTTCACGACCACGACGGCCATGCATGTCACCCAGATGCCGTACCTGACCGGTTCGACGGATGGTGTGCTCGGCAACGACGGCATCCCCCGCGAGGATGTGTCCAAGACCCATCAGCCGATCAAGTTGCAGGGCATCGAACTGTTCGCCGGAGTCTACGAGACCGAGGGCGACATCATCCTGAAGAACGTGAAGGATTCGGACACTTCCGGTCATACCGAGGTGTGGAAGGTGTTCGACACCACCAAGGCGAGCGGCACCGCCATCACCGCCGACTACGTGCATGTGGGCGACTATCCAGCCGTCAACGACAGGACCGACAACCAGTGGCAGTGGCAGACCGACTTCGTTGAGAAGCACGGATTCCTACTGCCCACCGGTGTCGGCGCGACGAGCACCAGTGGTCTGACCGACTCGCTTATCATCAACCCGATCTCCGCTCCGGGACTGCATGAGTTGCGGCGCGGTGGCGATCTCTGGGACGGCTCGCGCTGCGGGTTGTTCGGCGCGAACGGCTGGCACGATCTGTCGAACGCGTGGTGGACCTGCGGCGGTCGCCTATCCGTTCTTGGCCGCACGCACGCCTAGTGCGGGCGGTTGGGGTGAGCGCCAGCGAGGGGGCGAAAGCCCCCTCATTACCCTCGTATGACTCTTGGTAATATTTCAGGGATTCGTGACGGCTTCGCCGGGTTCCTCCTGCTCTTGCAGCGCGGTGGCAATCTCAGGGACGGCTCGCACTGCGGGTTGTTCAACGCGAACGGCAGGAACGATCTGTCGAACGCGTGGTGGAACTACGGCGGTCGCACATAAGGGTTAACTGTTTTCCGTCACGACTACCCTCCGCTTTCGGGGACACGCGAGAGGGCAAGCCTCGGCCATGCCGAAAATCAAATCAAGCACGCGACCGGTAGGCCATAAGGCCGAAAGCCGCCAACATTCCCCCTATAGCTTTCATGAAAACATATTGCAAACACAGTCGCATCACCGAACCAGCGTTCGTGCGCGACTGTATCGAAAAGTTCCTCAAAGGCAAACGCTCCCGCAGGGACGTGAACGACTTCCTCAGCCGCCATCCCGACTTGGATTCGCTTTCACGGCAGATGGCAGACGAGATAGGACGCGGCGAATACAGGTTCGCGCCCATCCGCTACTTCCGCCGTGTGGAACCGATCTCAGGAAAGATACGCATCATCGGACGCGAAAGCATCCGCCATCAGATCTACGATTACGTCTGCGGAACGGCGTTGATGCCATTGTTCCGCGCGAAGGTCGGCAGATGGCAGACGGCGAGCATCCCCGGCAGGGGCATAGCCGACGCACGCCGCGCGATCAAACAATGGGTGCGCGAACCATCCAGCAGAGCGTTCGTGAAACTGGACGTGCGCAAATGCTATCCAAGCATCAGCCGTGAAGTGTTGAAACGCCTGCTCTCGCATGACGTGGGAGACAAACGATTATTGGCCTTGACGTTCCATCTCATCGACCGATACGCGGGCGATGACGGATTGAACATCGGATCCTATCTGAGCCAATGGCTCGCGAACTACTATCTGAGCTACGCCTACCACTATTGCGAACGGCATCTAAGCAAGGAGCGCGTGAACCGCAGGACAGGCGAAACAGCCACCAGACGGCTCGTCACGCACATGCTGTTCTACATGGACGACATTCTCCTGGTCGGCAGATCGAAGCGTGATCTGACCATCGCCGTCAAACGCATACGCGCCTACCTGCATGACACGCTCCGTCTTGAGATTCATCCGACATGGAACATCAAGCACGTCGGCGTGGAGCCAATCGACATGGTGGGCTTCACCTTCCACCCGGACCATACCGGCGTCAGGGCGGGCATCTTCCTGCGCGCACGACGCTCATTCCGCCGATACGCGCGGAACCCTACGAGTCTTCGGCTCGCATACCGTTGCGCCAGCTACTACGGCTGGCTCAAAAACAGCGATTCCATCCAATACCGGCGTCGAAACAACGTCGATCAAATCGTCCGCCGCGCCAGAAACACCGTCGCGGCAAGCCGAAAGAAAGGATAACAGATGATTCAGAACGTCTCTTCCGCAACCCCGTTGGAAAAGGTGGACTACCATCTCCGCGATGACGGACTGGCCGATATCCGCATCCACCGCAACATCAGGACCGTCACCCATCAGGCGACCGACAACCAGCCGGAATACGTGGAGTACACGGCGGTCGAATCCTATCAGGTGCTCCCGTTGCTCGAACAGGAGGCCATCGAACAGGCGGATGTCCTGTTCGAGGGTGACGCCACCAGTTCCAGGCCGGTGCTCGACCATGTGAGCGCATTGGAACAGGCAAGCCTGGACAACGCGCAACTGCTGGCCGACCTGATGGCAGGCATGGACGGGAATACGACGGATTCCACCGATTCCGACACCGGCAAGACCGATGGCGGCGATGCCAGCGACGACGGCACGAACACCGCCGACGATTCCGCCGACAACAAGGATAAGGAGTGAGAACAATGGTTAGATTCAATCATGCCGCAGCGGTCCGCATGTACACCCGTCTGGTCAAGGCCGGACGCAAGACGTTGGACGAAGTGCCGGAGGAATACCGCGCGGAGGTGCGGCAGAACCTTCTCGACCCGTGGTTCTGAGTAAGAAGGCATAGGTGAATCAGGAAGCAATCACCATCATCGTCGCCATCATCGGTTCCGGTGGTTTCGGCGCGCTCGTCCCATGGGTGCTCGACAGGATCGACAACAGGCGCGACCCGTTGCACGAGGGCGTGAAGGAGCTGCTGTTCTGCAAGCTCGAACTGTTGCACCAGCAGATGGTGGACAACGGCGGCGTATGCACCGTCGAGACGAAACAGACCGCCGAACGCATTTATCGCGCCTACCACGGTCTGGGAGGCAACGGCGTCGGCACCGAAATGCGCAACGACATCCTCGACGCGCACATACAGGAGGACCGGCATTGACCGCAGGCGGCATATACCTGCTGTTGCTCGCGCTCGTCATCATATTCAATCGCAGCGCGCACAGGCATTGATTTTCACACCGGTTTTCAAGGCCATCCCATTCCGGGATGGCTTTTCTATTTGCCCCTTGACTCGGGGCGGGAAGGACAGAGAGCATGACAGGCGCTAGTTTCGCCAGATGGCGCGGCTCACCCAATCATTACCAGGGGCGGAGGGGTTTGAGTGTCAATCACATCACCCTGCACATCATGGTCGGCAGGTTGGCGGGCACCGACAGCTGCTTCCAGCGAGCCGATTTCCGGGCAGCCAGCCATTACGGCGTCGGTTCGGACGGCGAGGTCTGGCAGTGGGTGGATGAGGCCGACGGCAGCTGGGCCGACGCCAACTGGCGGTCGGACTGCTCGGGCATCACCATCGAGCATGAGGGCGGCATGGCGGGCATCCCGGTCACGGACGCCGAGGTCGAGGCTTCGGCCAGACTGTGCGCGGACATCGCCAGACGCCACGGGTGGAGACAGCTCGTCCATGACGTTTCCGGCAATCGCGCCGGCAATGTGTGGCTGCACCGCGAGGTGCCCGGCACCGACCATTTCGGATGCCCGGACAGGTGCGTCAACGGGCTGCCGGTCGATAGGCTGCTCGCACGCGCGAACCAGATACTCGGCGGAACCGCCGACACAACCAACAACACTGATGAGGAGGATATGATGCAGTGCATCATCCAGCCCAACGGCGAAAACAGGCTCGTCTATTTCGACGGGCAGCGTCTCCATAATCTGACCCACCCGGATCAGGTCAAGGCCCTGCAAATGGTCGCCGAACAGTGCGGACGCACCCTGCCGTGCTTCGCGCTGGGCAGCAAGACCGCGCCGTGGGCGACCCGGCTCGAACAGGCCCTCAAGTAGTAATTAAGGAGGAATCATGACAGATCAGAACACCACCGCCGCCGGCACCGCCGGTCTTACGGGCGACGGCATTCCCGATCCCGCCGACGCGGCGGGCAACGGCATCACCGCCAACACGGTAATCGACGCAACGCCGGACACCACGACCGACACCACGCCGAATGTCACCACCCTGTCCGACACCGATCTCGACAAGGTGCTCGACGCTTGGAGCGCGGACGTGGACAAGGCCAAGCACGCCGACGGATACACGCCAGTCTTCGGCGACACCGTGCGCACCATCATCTACGTGGTCGCCCTGATCGCATCCGTGGCCGGCTTGGGCCTCATGAGCTTCGGCCATGCCGACATCGGCGGATTCGTCAGCACCGCCGCAGGCATCATCGCAGGCGGCTTCGGAGTCGCATACAACCCACTTCGACAAAACTAAGTGTTGTCACGTAACTAAGTGTTGTCACGTAATCATCGACAACACTTAACCGTGATTAATTTTCGGTCGTGAAACTCAAACTCACGCCCGGAAATCAAACTCAGGTGTGAAATATCGCATGGATAACCCATAAACGAATATTTTGCGCCCTTATGAAACATCGCCCCTCTCTCAGCATTGCTGGGGGAGGGGCTTTTCTGCGTTTCAGCGCGTGTTTTTGCTGGCTTGGTAGACTCAAGGTTGAGCGGAAAACCAAGAGGGGCGAGCATGGCCTACACAATCAGACAATACGCGACGAAAAGCGGCAAACGCTACGAAGTGCGCTACCGTAAGCCAGACGGCACGCCCACAGGCAAACGCGGCTTCCGCCGCAAGATGGACGCCGACGCATGGGGTGCGGCCAACGTCACCACCGCGAAAAGCGTCGGAGCATACATCGACCCGCAAGCCGGAAGACGCTTGGTCGAAGACTTCTGGGAGCCATGGCTGTCAGCGAAGAAAACCAAGGCCAAGCCAAGCTACATTAAGTCATTGGAGGATACTTGGCGCGCGCATGTCATGCCGCAATGGGGAGTGCGCGAAGTCCAGTCCATCACAAGGGGCGAGGTGCAACGGTGGGTCACCGATCTGGCCGGCAGACGCAGCGCGTCAGTGACCATCCGCGCCGAAAACCTCCTGCGCAACCTCTTGGAGAGGGCGAAGGAGGACAAGTGCATCCACGACAACCCATGCGACAACATCGAACTGCCGCGCAAACAGCGCAGACGACACGTGTATCTGACAGCCGACGAACTCTCGCGGGTGGCATTGCATTGTGGCTGGCGTGAGCCCATCGTGCTCACGTTGGGATTGTGCGGCATGAGGTGGGGCGAACTCGTCGCCCTGCGGGTGGAGGACGTTGACCTGCAGCGATGCAGGCTCCATATCTGGCGCAGCATCACCAGACTATCCAGCGAGATGGTGGAGACGGACCCGAAAACCCATGAGGGGCGCGTCGTCATGTTCCCGCAGATTCTCAGACCATCGCTTGCCGGGCAATGCGAGGGGCGCAGTCCGTCGGATTTCCTTTTCACCGCTCCGGGCAATCCGTTGGACGAGCCCATGAATAACGGCTGGAATCCGACTCGGAGCGATGGCTGGTTCGCGGTCGCGTTGCGCAGGACCGGCATCGAGCGCGGGCATATGACCATTCACGACCTGCGGCATACCGCCGCGAGCCTCATGGTGCAGTCCGGCGCGAACGTCAAGACCGTGCAGCGGCAGCTCGGCCACAAGTCGGCCGCCATGACGCTCGACGTGTACGCCGACCTGTTCGACGAGGATCTGGACGACCTGTCTGAGCGCATGGGCGGTCTGCTGTTTTCGCAGGATGTGGGCAAAATGTGGGCACAGTCGGTTTCGAGTGCTGTTGATTCGTTGGAATCGGTGGTCTTGTAGTGGTTTATGATTGCGGGTTCGAGT